TTACTGTACTGGCTGAGATCGGCGGAAGAGTAAACGCCGCCTCTGGCGTTGAACTGAAGGGTTGAGCCGTAGGACTGAAGCGCGGTACCGGAGCTGGCCGAGGACGCTGCGCCGCCAAACAATGAACCGACAGAGCTGGCTGCGTTTGCGATCATCATGTTCACCATCACCTGTTCGATGATTTTCAGAACGCTGATGCCCCAGTCTTTCCAGCTCGCTTTGTTGCCGTTGAGCATGTCGACGATGTTACTGCTGATACCGGAGAGCGCGCTTTGCATGGCGTCAGCCGCCAGCGTTGCATAGTTCGTGGAGTCATCCACCCAGTCGGCGAGACCGTCCCGCGCACCGGTTACCCAGTCAGCCTGTAGCGCATCAATTTGTTTGTAGTAATCCTGCTGGATTTCCAGCCTTTCAGCCTGCGCATCTTTTAAAGCCTGCGTTTCGCGATCATAAACTGTCTGGCTGATATCACCGGCCTGATACTGCTTTTGCAACTCCCGCTGCTGGTCAAGGTAGTCGCGCTCAATACCCAGCCGTTCCCTGAGCCGCTCACGCTGTCTGTTGCCGAGTCCGGCCCCCTGAATATCGACGCTCAGATCCGCTCGCGCATTATCGTTCTGCGCCTGCAGGCCAGCGACGAATGCCGCCACTTTCGCGTTTTCTTCATTGGCTTTTTTCAGCTGGTTGAGGCGATCCACTTCCTGCGCCAGTTGCTGAAGCCGGACTTTTTGCGCGTCGTTAATCCCGGTGAGCTTTCCCTCCGCCAGATCGAACTGAAGTTTCTGTTGCTCGGTCACCTCCGCCGTTTTTTTGCCGGTAGTGTCGATAAGGGCAATCTGGCGCAGGTAGCCCAGTTCCATGGATTTGAACGCGCTTTCCAGCTTTTTGGCGCTGGTATCAGGCGTCACTTTACCGTTGGACTCGCCCGGTGCAAGGGAGTAGTCACCAGTTCCGGTAACGGGCGAAGTTGTGGAGGAAATGACGGGTGCCGCTCCGGCGATGGACTTCAGACGCGTACGCTGCGCAAGCAGTTCGTTTAGCTCTTTTTGCTTCCCTTCCGTATCCATACCAATACGGTTAACACCAGCCAGGAAGCCTTTGTCGTTTAAATCAGCCTCAAGATTTTTAATCCTGCGATCAATCTCATACAGTGATGCATTAGCGGAGAGCTTTTGCCCGCCCTGGTAATTGTAAATAAGGTTGCCTAATTCATGGGCAGCCTTCCCCAGCCAGCCGACAAGAGAGGCTATACCGCCCACCATTTCCGCCAGGCCCTGCATGATTTTCGGATCGGTAAAAACGGATCTGAGTTCCCCCAGGCCTTTCTGAAGCGGAGTAAGGTCAACCCTCGCCAGCCCTGCGGCAATTTCCAGCTTCAGTCCCTGCGCTTGTGTCTCCATATCCTCAAAAAGGGAGTTTACTTTGACCAGGTCATCGATGGATTTTGGATCCGGCGCGACGCCGTATTCCCGCGACAGCCTGAGAAACTGCTGAAGCTTCTGACTGTTGTTATCAAAAAGCGGCAGGAGTTTTGACAGGTCATTGCCCAGGCTTTCGAGGATGGTGATCTTCTCAGCGTTGGTGCCCACTTTTTCCAGCGCACCGGCGATCGCCAGTAACTGTTTATCAGGCGTTTCCGTGGAAAGCTTCTTCGCAGACAGACCCAGCGCGTTCAGCGCATCAACGGCTTCGCCCGACTGGTTAAGTACCGCATCACCAATCTTGTCGCCGATATCCTTGAAAATATCCGCCATCTGCTCGCCTGACACGCCCGCTTTCTGCGAGGCGAACTGCCAGGCCAGCAGGTCCTGGGTGGACATGCGCAGGGATTTTGCGAGCCGGTCAGTTTCAGCGATCTGCTTTGAGGTGGTTTTTAACAGGTTGATACCCGCCACGCCTGCAGATACTGCCGCCGCTGCGGCGATGGTCGCCATTGACCCCAGCGCGGCACCGGCAAGCCGGACATCCTGCTGTACCCGGCGGCGCCAGCTTTCGGACTGACGCTCCGCGCGGTTAAGTCCTGCGGCAAAGCCACCGATATTGGCAATCAGGTCAATGGTCAGGGTTCCAAGCGATCTGGCTGCCATACCGTCTCCGTGAGTGTTTAAGACCAGGTCCGCATGGCCTCATCAAGCGTGACGGGGCCAGTGGTGGTCGGTGTTTTCGTAAAGTGCAGCGTGAAATCCGTGACGCTGAAAGGCGGCGTATCTTTGCCCCGGTTCACGTTGGCAATGGTGCTGGAGACCAGCCCGGCGGCCCATTCCGTACGCAGCATCGGGTTAAGACTCCCGTAACGCTCACGGTATTTCACCCAGATCTGGAATTCCCGGAAACTCAGGACTTCCTGAGCCTGCGCGATGGTTTGCCCGCCGATACCGTTGAGGACGAGCTCGCACCAGAATTCATCGTCGGCGCTGAGTTCATCTTTCCCAGATCGTTAACCTCCTGGATAGCCACCAGCAGGGCAATGGTCAGCGCGCCATCCAGCGCGCCGCGCTCCGGGTCCGCCTCACCGGTAATATCCGCTGGCGTGAATACCGGCTTGCCGTTCTCATCGCAGACGGATGCGGCGATCCGCCCCGCCACACCGTCCACGCGCCCGTTTGCCGCCATCACGTCCGTCATAGCCGAGTGGTAGCCCAGCGGGCGGATATAGACAGTGGCGCTGAATTCTGCTTCGCCCTGCCGCCAGGTAATTTCTTTTTCCACCGGGCGGCCGGTGAAGGCCCCGGCCTCTTTCAGTGAATCGAGTGTCAGTTTCATTAATCGCTCGCTTTAGGTACCCAGACCGACGCGCCGGAACGCTGGATGGTGGCGGAAGTGGTCACCACCGTGTTGGCGGAGAAGTCAAAGGGGAAGTCAGAGACATAGCCACGGAAAACAAACCAGGTGCGGCTGTCCGGCAGCGTCAGTCCATCCACTGCGCCCGCCGCGCCCTGCGCGGCTGCCGTCGGTGATGCAGTGCCGTCAGACCAGCCCACGGCGAACGTCAGCTCTTCGTGGTCGTCTGAGTTTGCCAGGTTGTGCAGCATGATGTGGCTGGCGTTTTCCGGGTCAGCATTCAGGCCCACCGTGGCCTGTCCTGGCGTGCGCAGGCCGACCTTATAGGTTCGGCTGTTCCGCTCGGAAAGACAGGTGTCTTCAATCTGATCCGCCGGGTTGCCGCCCGGTGAAAAACTGGTGATACATTCGATTTCACTTACTGCGCCCTGGGCGAGCACAAAAAACTGAGTGCCTTGCGTCAGTACAGACATGGGTTTCTCCGTGCATAAAAAAACCGGCACAGGGCCGGTGTTGTCGGGTTATCGCTTCACTATCCAGTCGACATCGAAGGAGTAGCGGTAGCGCCTGGTTTCGGGGTCTCTTTCCTGTCCGCCCCAGCGCGTGACATGCGCGTGCGGCTCAATGGCATCCCGCAGCGCGGTGGCCACGGCAATCACTTCATCCGGTGTATCAGCCCAGGCATCAACCTGTAGTGCCCAGGTATCCGCATCCGGGCGCTGGCCGAGATAGTTCTCCGGTGCGCCGCTCACGTTCTGCCAGACGACATAGGGGTAGATAACGTTATCGTCCTGCTGTCCGAACGGGTAAAGCCGCACCGGCGAATCGCCAATCAGCGCCCGTACCGCCGGACTGGATGCACAGACGGAAAACAGAGGTGCAATCACGATCCGCCTCCGTTTCGCCGCGCACGCCGCAGCGCCCGGTCGATGCTTTTTTCATATTCGGTGGTGAATGTGGCGATCACCTCCTGCATACGTGATGTTGCCGCCGCGCGTACCAGGGGCTTCGGCGACATTTTTTCGGTACCAAACTCCAGCAGACGCCAGTGCGGCGTGGGTGCATCGGCGGCAAGGCTCGGATTCTTTTTAAGCTTCGCGCCCTGCAGGATGCCTATTCTGAAGCCGGGGTTACCGGTCTGTTTAAACAGCCTGCCGTTCCAGCGCAGCGCCGCGTTATCCGCGATGCTGCGGGCCGTTTGCGGATCGTCAAGACGCAGGGCATTGGCCTTAATCTGGTTCACAATAACGTTACCGGCCCTGCGCAGCGCGGCGCGTCCGCCCTTTCGCTTAAGGTCGTAATTTACCTCGTTAAGTTTCTGCTTCAGCGACTCAATACCGGTGATCTGAACTTCAATACCGTCAGCCATCGTTTACCCCCCGTGAGCATGGCAGGGTCAGATACTCCCGGCCGCTTTTGTCATCTTCCAGCACGCCGGTGATATCGTAGATCCGCCCGCGATGTACGATGCGGTGTTTATCCGTGACATCATCACGCCAGCGAATGGTGATGCGCGTGGTGACTTCATTCTGCCCCGCCTGCGCCGCCACAAAGTCGCGCGCTGACAGGTCGGTGATATTCGCCCA